CTTTGCTTTTACGGTATCGCTCCCTCGCAGTCATGAAGCCCTCAACATCCTCGGCATCGTTTGAACGCCATACATGCCAGTATCCTGTAAAGGGCAGCCCGTAATGATCGTCAAAGAAGTCCATCATTTGCAGGACGTTCATAAAACCTTCCATTTCGTGTAACCGGCGATTGGTTATAGGGAGGGGTTTAGCTTCTGATCTGCGCTCTGGGAAGCACCATATGCGCTCACGATCTATGACGATCTTGACTACGGCAATGCAGGTTTTTTCTCCGAGGGCTTCGGCTTGTTCTGCACAACAAAATTGATTGCAACAAACCGTATAATAGTGTCCGCTATCTATATGAAAGTATGTGAGGCCTGTATCTTTTTGTGTATGGCCATATTCAATAGTCCATTGTGCAGGTGTGTATTTTTTAATCATTATATTTCTTCATTCGTCATTGTAATTTCCTTCCATTATTTGGTGCGATTTTTGAAAACGCTCTCCGATCTGCACCAGCTCTCGAAGTTCGCCTAAATTAAGTGTTATGCGGCTTTTAGAGCCATCTTTAGCCTGCATGCTTACGATAGGGTCTCCGCCATCTCTGCAGGCTTCAATATCAACGTCAATTTCTTTGTATTCGTGATGAGAAACTTTTGTATAGTATGTGTGATATACTGTCATAATACTCCTCCTTCACCGCTATAAAGTGTTCCATGCTCCTTAAGGTCGCCGTGGTAGTATTCAAAATCTACGCTGCTTAGAACTTTCTGTTTTTTTACGCGCTCGCCCTCATCATCATATATATATTCGATCAGGTTTATCTCTGCACTGGCGGTCTCTCCATTTTTGCAATCAAGCAAGTCCAAACACTCTTCTTGATAATCCTCATCAGCGGCGTTTTGGGCTTCTTGACGGCTTTTAAAGTCTGCGTCAAAAACCATATCGTCCCGCTCAAAAGTCCAATAAGTGTCTTTTTCTATTTCTAACATTCTTCTAATCTTTCTTTTAAAGGTTTTAAAATACAATCAAGTTCAATTCGGCTATACCCAATCTCAAGGGCTATCTTTCTACGTTCCCTACTGTCCCTACATATCGAGGCAAGACCAACCATATTGCTTATATTATTTTCATGGAAGATTATCCGAGCGTCTATGTCTTCAAGGCGCATTCTCTTTATATTATCGTTTCTGGGACGCTTATATCCCGCTATAACTGCTAATCCGTGGTTTTGAAGCATAAGTTCAGTTGTTTCATTTTTCATTTTCTGTTCCTTTTGATATTTTTCTATTTATTATTTAGGTGACCGCGCCCAGCGTGTGGGGGAGGGGCGCGGTCATAAGGTTATAACTGCTCTCCAAGTACAAAGCTTATGTGTTATGTTATAGATCGTTTTAAAAGCATTGTAAACACAATAAGCGCACTTTTAAATGTATATTAAATGCATCTTTTTATTGACTGCTAAGAGGTGTCGTTTATAATCCGAAACAAGAACCACAGGAGAGACCACTTGAGCAATCATCTTAAAAAGTACCATTTCAAGAGCAAAAATGACGCCTTCAACCGTTCTAAGCGTAATCATATGTGTTTAGATTGCAGACATCACCAAAAAGAGAATTATAAAGAATGCCCCAAGTGGAGCAACGCTCCTTCTTCTCCGAGACGCTGGTGGCGATATTACAAAATTAAAGTTTCAACCAAGATACGATCTCGCAGTAAAGGGCATTGACAAAAGGGCGTTTGACGATGTTATGCGCTTTTTTCGAAGCAAACCTATCGGCGCGGGATGGGTACGAAACCTCTCGCCAGATGGTTTATGAAGCTCTTGCGGAGAAACAAGACGATCTGTTCGATCACAATAAAGACTAAAAACATGTGCTGGCATCTATCTAATAATTTAGGTGTCAGCACAACTTGATATACATTTACATTAAGTCTATATAGGTTGTGTGTATGTATAAACAAAGGAGAATAAATATGGCGCAATATATTAAAAAGAACGGTTCAAAGCAATTCACTTTTGCGATAGACGTTGAAAACAGGGCTTTCCTAGACAAAATTTCAAAAGAAAACAGACGGTCAATCAGTGCAGAATTAAATATAATGATCTCTGAAAAATTAAAAAAACAAGAAGTTAATAAATAGGAGGAAACTATGAGCAACGACTTTTGGTTTCCTTGGTATCCGGCAATATTCAAGAAAAGCACACTACATTTAAGTGCGGAGCAGGACGGAATATATCGCCGCCTAGTTGATCATTATATGGAGACAAGAGAACCTTTACCAGACAACGATCTAGCTCTTGCTCGGATAGCAGGTGTCAATGAAAACAAGTGGTTAGATGCGAAGGGCATAGTAACCGCATTCTTTACGCATAAAAACGGCATGTTTCACCATGCTTTTTGCGACAAACAATTGGACATTCAAGACAAAAAAACGAAAAGACGGTCAGCATCAGCAGAAAAAGCAGCAAACAAGCGTTGGGGTAAAACCAAAGAAAATCAAACAGTTAAATGCGTCTCGCATGCGGATGGTATGCGTGCCGATGCTACAGAGACAGAGACAGAGACAGTAGATACTAACGTATCTACCCCCCTAACCCCCAAAGGGGGGACGGTAATAAAAACATCTTTTCTTATGCCCGAAGGGGCAACAGAAACGTTTGATGGGCTGTTTGAGCGATTTTGGAAAGCCTATCCAAATATCCGAAACAAAGGGCATAAATCTAAAGCAAAAGAACAATTTAAAAATATGTTAAAAAAAGGAGAAAGCTATGAGCGAATTGGAAAAGGTATTGCCAAATACCGCAGATATTGTGAAAATGAAGGACAAAAAAACGCCGATATGTTCCGATGGATTAGAGATAAAAGCTGGGAAAACGATTATAGACTACCAGAGAAACCTAAAAGCGGAAGAGGTCTCGGATATTCTCTCGAAAATGCGCACAATCAAGCTATGGATGATAAAACCAGACAACCAGCGGGACGCGAAGACCGCCTTAAAAATCTTGGAATTTACTGAAATTAAAGCCGATTACGAAAATGCTGTTTACTGGCTAACTAGGCTGCTAGCGCACTTCCCAGCGCGCGAAGTCGGAAAGGATGGCGTAATTATTTCGGATATAGCCAGCGCAGCTGTTGGCGATAAATCTAGCCTAATTGCGATTGCCCATACCTGCGATGACCTCTGGCGTGGGGCGACCAAAGAAGATCCATTTCTGCCGCCATCTGGTGAAATCCTATCAAGGATTTTACAAAAAACAAGTTATTATAAATCCGTAAAAAGCAGAATATTAAAATTCTCTGAAAAATCATCCGCTTGATAACTTGGATTAATATGCTACAATTGCAGAGAATTTTAAGGAGATTTGAAAGAGCATGAGCAAAACTATTGCATGGCCAGCAAATAAAATATTCATGATATCAACTGATAATCTGGTTGGATATGAGAATAATAGCCGAACTCATAGCGAAGAGCAAATTAAGCAAATTGAAGCATCGATACAAGAGTGGGGCTGGACTATGCCTATTTTAATTGATGAGAAAGATATAGTGCTGGCTGGACACGCTCGCCTGCTCGCTGCTTCAAATCTTGGTATTAATGAAGTTCCTTGCATCGTAGCTTCGAACTGGAGTGATCCACAAAAAAAAGCTTACGTGATAGCCGATAACAAGCTATCTGATAATGCTGGCTGGGACGATGGTCTGCTTGCTGCTGAATTCGGAGATTTGAAAGAGCTTGGATACAACGTAGAGCTTACAGGCTTCTCACTTGGAGATATTTCAAAGCTCAACTTTGACAGCAAAGACGGCAATACAGATCCTGATGATGTTCCCGAAACTCCTGAAGAGCCAACATCAAAGGCTGGGCAGATATGGAAGCTCGGACAACACCGCCTTATGTGCGGCGATAGTACCGACACCAGCGCAGTTGAAACCCTTATGGACGGTTATTTAGCAGATATGCTTTTAACCGACCCACCGTACAACGTGGCGTACGAAGGAAAGACTAAAGATGCACTTAAAATTGAAAACGATCAGATGTCTGATGCTAATTTCCGAGATTTCCTCGTGTCTTGCTTCAAAAATGCAAACAATAATCTCCGAAAAGGTGGAGCGTTCTACATTTGGCATGCTGATAGTGAGGGATATAACTTCCGAGGTGCAGCTCAAGAAGCAGGATGGACGATCCGCCAGTGCTTGATCTGGCTCAAAAACACCATGGTTATGGGACGGCAAGACTATCATTGGAAGCACGAGCCTTGCCTGTACGGATGGAAAGACGGCGCAGCGCACTACTGGGCTGCCGATCGTAAGCAAACCACCATCCTTGAATTTGATCGCCCCACAAAGTCCATAGATCACCCCACGATGAAGCCAGTTGCCTTGTTCGAGTATCAAATCCTCAACAACACGAAGCCAGGGGATGCGGTTCTAGACCTTTTTGTCGGCTCCGGCACAATGGTTATTGCCGCGCAGAAAACTGGACGTAAAGCTTATGCGATGGAATTCGACCCGCGCTACTGTGATGTTGTTATACGCCGATGGGAAGAGTTCACAGGCGAGAAAGCGGAGCTTGTAAATGGTTAAAAAGTACGAGCGCAAAACACCGAAAAAAGGATTTAAATCTGATGAGCGTAAGGTTTTATCTGATGGCTCTCCTAATCCTGTAACACACGGCGCACCTGAAGGAAGCTGGGGGCAGCCTAAGCACGAAAAGACAGAAGAAAATAAACGTATTATAAAAGCTTTAGTCGCTTATGGCGTTCCCTATGCAGAAGTCGCAGCGCAACTTCAAATATCAGTCGACACACTCTCACGTCATTACAAGCTCGAACTTGAAACAGCCAAGGCAGAAGCAGTTGCGAAGATGGGAGAAGGAGTTTATCGTCGTGGAATAGATGGCAGCATCCAAGACGCTCATTTCTACTTAAAAACCCAAGGATATAAATATGGCTGGAGCGAAAGAACTCAAATCGAGCACACAGGAAAAGACGGCGGGGCAATCAAGAATGAAACTGTCCTCCTACCCGCAACTGATGAGTTCCTTGCGCAGTTTGCCAGAGATGGAGCGGACACATCATCTTAGGTATTTAGGGCGCACCGATCTCTATTTTCTCCTACGATACCTCCTGAACCGCGCAGACATCGAGCATAAATGGCTATTCGAAAGATGCCGTGAAGTTGAAGACGATCCAGACGGATATCTTGATCTCTGGGCGCGTGAGCACTACAAATCCACGATCATAACGTTTGGCAAGACCATTCAAGATATTATAGCCAGCCACGGCGATGATCCTATCCTCCCTGAAGAGCTTACATTCGGCATATTCTCCCACTCTCGCCCTATTGCTAAAGGCTTCCTGCGCCAAATAAAGCAGGAGTTTGAGCAAAACCAAGTCCTGAAGGAACTGTATCCTGAAATATTATGGTCTGATCCTAAGCGTAGTGCGCCCAAGTGGTCAGAGGACGAGGGCATAAGCGTTCGCCGTAAATCTAACCCGAAAGAGCAGACTATCGAAGCTTGGGGCGTTGTGGATGGGCAGCCTATCGGGAAGCACTTTGGAGTTCTTGTTTATGATGATGTGGTTGTTCCCGCCAGTGTAACAACTCCTGAAATGATGAAGAAAACACTCGAAAGCCTACAAAACTCATACAATCTTGGCGCAGAGGGTGGATTAAGACGCTTTATCGGCACTCGCTATCATTTCAACGACGCCTATCGGTCAATTATGGACAGCAAATCTGCTATCCCGCGCATTTATGCTGCAACCGATGACGGAACTCCAGACGGCTCTCCTGTGTTGCTTACGCCTGAACGGCTGGCAGAAAAACGCCGTGACCAAGGTCCATATATCTTTGGTTGTCAGTTGATGATGAACCCAACTGCCGATGATACGCAGGGCTTTAAAGCATCTTGGATGCGTTATTACGATAACGTCAATCTCAAAATCGGTAATGTATATCTGCTGTTTGATCCAGCGAACGATAAGAAAAAAACGAACGATTACACATGCGGTTGGGTTGCGCTCCTATGCCCTGATCAGAAAATACGCATACTGAATATCGTACGTGATCGCCTAAATCTCACAGAGCGCACCAGATTAATGATGGAATGGCACCGTAAATATAAACCAATACGGCAAGACGGCGTTCGATATGAGAAATATGGAAAGGACGCAGATATAGACCATATCAAAGGGCAAATGGAGATTGAGAACTACGACTTTGAAATAACGGAAGTTGGAGGCTCAACATCAAAGAATGATCGAATTAGAAGACTTATTCCCTATTTTGAGCAGGGTCGCATACTCTTCCCGCGGACACTGAATTACACAGATTCCACAGGAAAAACCCGCGATCTTGTTGAAGATTTCATTAATGAAGAGTTCAAACCATTTCCAGTCCCCATCCACGATGATATGCTAGATGCTCTAGCGCGGCTTTTTGAACCAAAATTGCAATTGATATGGCCTAAAGAAAAAGCCATTATTGACCCTGTATTTTCTGCTGGTGGTGATTATGGTGGTCAGGGATGGCTCGGCGGGTGATTGTCTAAATGTTAAAATTCATATATTGTGTAAAGAATTGCGATGCCTAAAACTATTTTAAAAGTCATTCAAGGTGGTAAAATTTACGAAGATGTGAACAAATCCACTTTAGAAAAAGAGAACCTACTGGAGATACAAAATGCTAGAAGAAGCTATTTCACTTACGGACAACAAGACAATAAAAACGGCTTTAAAACGTTTTAAACTTGCAGAGGAAGCAGAAAGCGACACCCGAAAACGCGCCTTGGAAGAGCTTAAGTTCCGCGCAGGCGATCAGTGGCCCGATAACATCAAGCAAGAACGCGCCCTGCAGCACCGCCCTTGTATCACCATTAACCAGCTCCCGAAGTTCATCCGCCAAGTAACGAACGATGCAAGGCAGAATAGACCGTCAATCAAAGTCCTGCCGACCGCCGATGCAACACAAGAAACCGCAGAGATCATCAACGGTATGTGCCGTCAAATACAGTCATCCTCGCAGGCGGACGTTGCGTATGACACGGCTTGCGATATGCAGGCTTCTATCGGTCTTGGTTACTTCCGAGTTCTAACCGAGTATTGTTACGATGATAGTTTTGACCAGGAGATCAAGATCAAGAGGATTAAAAATCCGTTTACTGTTTACTTTGACCCATCATGCATTGAGCATGATTACTCCGATGCTAAATGGTGCTTTATAGTTTCTGATATTCCGAAAGATGATTTTATAAATGATTACGATGGGAATAAAACAGCTGACTATCAGATGGCAAGCGTTGGCAATACACAGCCCGATTGGATGAATGAGGACTTTATCCGAATTGCTGAATACTTCCGAATAGAAGAAACCCACAAGAAAATATTCCTGCTAGATGATAAGCGCGTGATCGATGAAGACGATAAAAAACAGCTCGAAGAAGCAGGCATAGAGTTCAATATCGTTAATGAGCGCGATACAACCGTCAAAAAGGTTGTTTGGAGTAAAATTACAGCTCTCGAGGAGCTTGATAAGCAAGATTGGGCTGGTAACTTTATCCCTGTTATTCCTGTTCTTGGTGAGGATTACGACATAGACGGGAAGCGCGTTATTCGGGGAATGGTCTCGGACAGCATGGACGCTCAACGCCTGTATAACTACAATTCCACAGCCTTTACAGAAGCACTCGCACTCGCTCCCAAAGCACCGTTTATCATGGCTGAAGGACAGGACGAAGGTTATGAGCGGTTCTGGGATAACGCGAACACCAAGGCATACTCCCGACTTGTGTACAAACCAGTTACTATTGGAGGACAAATAGCACCTTCGCCACAGAGAAATAGCGCAGAGCCACCAGTCCAAGCCCTCGCTCTGGGTATTCGCCAGGCATCCGAAGATTTGAAGGGGACAACTGGAATATATGATGCTTCACTTGGAGCAAAAGGAAATGAGCAGTCGGGCAGAGCCATTCTCGCCAGACAAGCCGAGGGCGATGTTGCCAATTTCCATTATATCGACAACCTTTCCCGCGCTATACGGTATCTCGGTGTGATATTGGTTGATCTTATCCCCAAAATTTATGATGCGGAGCGTGTAATCCGTATTCTTCACGAAGATGGTGAAAGCGAACTCGTAAAAATCAACGCATATTTTGAAAGCGAAAAGGGCGAACGCCGCATATATGACATGACCACAGGAAAGTATGATATCGTTGTCTCTACTGGGCCATCTTACAATACTCGCCGTCAGGAAGCTGCTGCCAGCATGGTAGAAATCACGCAGTCTTATCCTAAACTCATGGATATTGCAGGTGATCTCATGGTTAAAAATATGGATTGGCCTGGCGCGTCCGATATAGCCGAGCGTCTCAAGAAATTGTTACCTGAAGGTGTTCTTAAGGGTGAAGAAGAAGAGCCAGAAACGCCTAAGAAAATTCAGGATCGTATGGCTAAACAGGATGAAATGATCGGGCATCTAACCGAAGCCCTAGAGAAGACGCAAGGTACAATCGATAACAAGCAAGCTGAACTTGAAAGCAAAGAGCGTATGAAGAATTCAGAGCTTCAAAATAGGCTGGTTCTTGAGCAAATGAAGCAATCGGGGGCGGCCAATAACGCCATCCTACAAAAGCAACTCAATGACATATCTGCGCGTCTAAATCAGCTCGGAAATAACGAGCCTTTATCTACTCAACAAGAGCAAGATATATCGCAATAGAAAACATATCAAAAAGTGCCTTTTGACATTGGTGTAAAATCTGTTACAATTTTGTAACTGGAACTGGCGTCCTATTTCGGGACTGGAACCCAACAGAAGGAAAACTTTATGGCTGACGATCAAAACCTACAAGGCTCTGGAGAGCAAATCTCTGATGATGCTACGAAAAACGAACGTGACTATGTGGTTACTGAAAACGAAGACGAAAGCGAAAAGGTAAGGCTGGCTCAAGAAGCTGTTGCCGCCAAAAACGCTCAAGAAAGCGAAGACAGTGACAACAACGATGATGGTGCGGACGAAGACGATGATAAGGGTGATGATGAAGATCAGTCGGACGATGAAGACAGTGGTCGGCAGAAAAAACGCAAACGCGGTGGCTTTCAAAAAAAGATAGCTCGCCTTGAAGACGAAAAAGAGTACTGGAGAAAAAAAGCTCTGGGTACAAAAGATCGTTCTTCAGAGGAGGAGAGCAAAGATCAAAAGAAAGCTGAAGACGCGCCTGCAAAGAAGCCAACACCCAAGGATTTTGAAACGTATGACGAGTACTCGGAAGCTCTCACAGACTGGAAAGTCGATGAGAAGTTTAAAAAAGCCGAGGAGACACGTCAGACCGAAGCAAAGAAAACGGAGTTCAAGGACGCGCAAACTACTAAAGTTCAGAAGTACGAGGAAGGCATTGCTGATGCGAAGACGAGACACGAAGACTTTGACGAGGTTATTGAAGATTATGACGGCCCGCTTACAATTGGCATGCAGCAGGCTCTTCTTGATAGCGAAATGGGGCCAGATGTTGCATATTACATCGCCAAAAACCCCAAGATCGGTAAAAAGATGGCTAGCATGACTATTTTGCAAATAAATAAAGAGGTCGCCAAAATCGAAGCACGTCTTGAAGTTCCGAAAGGTGAAGGCAAGAAAGAAGCCAGTACTGCTAAGAAAACATCGAAGTCACCGCCGCCGATAACTCCTGTTAAAGGTTCTTCGAAGTCGAAAAAGTCACCAGACGATCAAAACTATGAAGAATATTTGAAGGAGCGATCACAGAGACGGCGGAGTTTTTAAACCCGTAACTCTAAAAGGAGGACATCATGTCCAACACGCTTCTAACGATCAGCCAAATTACAAACGAAGCACTGGCTGTTCTTGAAAACCAACTCATGTTTACCAAACACGTTACTCGTGAATACGATGACCAGTTTGCCAGAGATGGAGCTAAGATCGGTCAAACGGTCAACGTTCGTAAACCTGCTCGCTTCGAAGGTCGCCGTGGCCCGACAATCAATGTCGAAGGCTTCAACGAGACTTCAGTACCTGTCACACTCGATACTCAATATGGTTGTGACGTATCCTTCACCACTAAAGAACTGACGCTTGATATTGATAGCTTCAGTGACCGTGTTCTTAAGCCACAGATCGCTACAGTCGCCAATATGATCGACCGTGACGGAATGGAGCTTTACAAGGACATTTACAATCATGTGGGAACTCCAGGCACAACGCCAAATACCAACCTGACCTATCTAATGGCTGGTGTTAAAATGGACAACGAAGCCGCACCTGTGGACGATCAACGTTGCTGCGTTATCAATCCTCTGGCTCAAGCTACGATCTCCAATGCAAACCTGACCTTGCAAAACCCAGCTAAGACTATTTCAGATCAGTATCATTCTGGTCGTATGGGACGCGCTCTTGGGTTCAAGTTTGAAATGGATCAAAACGTTGTGTCACACACAATTGGAACTTATGCTGCAAACGTAGCAGGAGGTGCTGTTCTTGCGAATGGCGCTGTTTCTTCAGGTTCTTCAATTGCGTTAGATGGATGGACTTCGGCAGATCAGCTTAAAGCAGGCGATATTATAACTTTCGCCGGTGTATATGCTGTTAACCCTCAAAACCGTCAATCTACTGGTGAGCTTCGTCAGTTCGTTGTTACAGCCAATGCGACAGCAAACGGCAGTGGCGATATGACTGTTAGCGTTTCTCCTGCTCTTGTTACGAGCGGTCAGAACCAAACCGTTACTGGCGGGATCGCAGATAATGCGGTTGTATCAGTATTCGGAGCTTCCAACACCGCAACTCCACAGAACTTAGCATTCCACAAAGATGCCTTCACCTTCGCTTGTGCGGACTTGGAGCTTCCATCTGGTGTTTGGATGGCTAAGCGTGTCACATCTAAGCGTCTTGGTATGTCCATGCGTGTCGTAAAAGCATACGACATCACGAACGACCGCGCTCCGATGCGTATCGATGTTCTGGGCGGATGGAAAACCCTAAGACCTGAACTTGCTGCTCGGATTTCTGGCTAATCTCAAACTCAAACATGAAAAGGAGACCTGAAAATGGTTAATTCTACAACTACACCAATCACCGGAAGTCCTGATGGAGCATTCCCTGACGGGATCAACCCTCGTCCTCCGGTAAATGTAACTGACACTACTTTGACGCTAGGAACTAAGCATCAAGGAGTTGTGACCACTTTGAACTTAGCGGCTGGGCAAGCGGTAACGCTCCCAGCTGCAACTGGTAATGGTGCTCACTTCCGTTTGTATCTTGGTACGACAGTCACATCTGACACGACTATCAAAGTGGCGAACGGCGATGATGTGTTGGTTGGCCAGGCAGTGAATGCGCAAGATGCGGCAAATACCGTGGTTGCGTTTGAAACTGCGGCGACCAGCGACACTATCACTTTGAACGGCTCTACAACTGGAGGTATAAAAGGTGACTTTATCGAGCTAATTGACGTTGCTGCAAATACATGGGCTGTAAATGTCCGTGGTTCTGCTACAGGGATAGAAGCAACTCCGTTCTCTGCAACTGTCAGCTAAATGAATTGATGCGGAGGGGGTTCGCCCCCTTCGTTATCGTTTAAAACAACTCAATGAAAGGAAAACACAATGTCTGAATATCCAAAGTGGAAATATCATAAATCCGATGAGCCTTGTCTCTGTGCAACAAAAGATGATGAAGACGCTCTGGGTAAAGGTTGGGCTGATAGCCCTCGTGAAGCAAAAGGCCTTAAGAAGTCTGCCCCGCCTGCAGGTGCTGCTGGTGAGCTTGCAAAAACTCTTGAAAAGGTTACTGCCACTCTCAAAGACACCGAGCTTCAGGTTGTTGATCTTCAAGAGCAACTTGAAAAAGCTGAAGACCACATTGATACGCTTGAAAGCACTATCGATGATCTAAGGCAGGAGCTGGATTTGTCCGTCAATGAAGATGCCAAAGAAGGCACTGCCAAAAACACCAACCCAGCTACAAAAAAAGGCTTCAAATCAAACGATGAGAAGTCAAAAACTGCAAAGAAATAATGAGGTGCTTCGATGGTAACCAGCGTTCATGACATCTGTACGGATGCTCTCCAGAAAATAGGCGCAGTCGCCATCGAAGAGACACCAACTGCTGCAGAACTCCAAGGTGCAATGACACGTCTCAACGAGATGATTGAAGCTTGGAACACTGAAAGATTAGCCGTATATGGAGTTGATATTGAGATATTTGCTCTTACTCCTGGCAAGTCTACTTACACAATGGGCGCGGGTGGTGATTTCAACACTTCCCGCCCCGTTCGTATCGAGAAGGCACAAACTCGTGATAGCAATAACAGCGACTTCTCCTGCCGATACACAGAGAATTATCAGGAATACAGCCAAATAGTAACCAAGGCGACAAGCTCCGTCCTTCCACAATTGATATACGATGATGCCGCATTCCCATTGCGGAATTTGCGTTTTTGGCCTGTGCCAACCGATGGATCATATAGCGCGGTTTTATATACGATGAGACAACTTGCAGGATTTACGTCTCTCTCGGATACTGTAATCGTGCCTCCTGCTTATAAACGCGCTTTCAAGTACAATCTTTCTATTGAGTTGGGGCCAGAATACGGCAAGAAAGCCACTAACGATCTTATCAGTCTGGCGGTAACGTCTAAAGCAGATATTAAACGAGCAAATGTTACGATTAACCAGCTCCAAACACCTAATGAGTATCTCGGCAATGGTGGTCAGGCGTATAATTGGCTGACAGGAGAATGATATGGCACGATTTACATTTATCGGCCCCTCTTACGTTTACCCAGAGGTCGAATTTGACGCGCAGCGTTCTATAAATCTCCAGCTCGTACGCTCTGAAAGCGAAACATCAAAAGACCTCGGCGCCTTAGAAGGTACGCCTGGTCTTCTTCAGTTCTGCGACTTGGCAGTAAACAAGATACGGGGCGGACATAAAGTAAAAGGTCGCGTGTTCTTTATGGCAGGGAACACCCTGTTTGAGCTTTACGCTGACAAGACATTCACCAGCAGAGGAACAATAAACACGACTGCAGGCATGGTCTCTATGGCTGATAACGGTCAAGAGCTTATATGCGTTGATGGCCCTGATGGATGGATATTAACACTTGCTACAAATAGCTTCGATCAGATCGTAAGTGCTGGCTGGGCTGGTGCTGATATGGTGACGTTCGTTGATGGATATTTTGTATTCAATGAGCCTGATACAGGAAAATATTACATTACAAGCCTTTATTCAGGAGCGACTATTGATCCTCTTGAGTTTGCCAGTGCCGAGGGTTCTCCTGACGACCTGATCGGCGTTATTGCTCTGCGTAAAGAAATATGGCTCTTCGGAGAAAAATCTATCGAGGTTGTGTTTAATTCAGGAAATGCAGACTTTCCCTTCGAGCGCATACAGGGCGCGTTTATTGAATATGGATGCGTTTCAAAGGGAACGATTGCCAAGACAGCAAATACAATATTTTGGGTTGGTAACGATGAGGAAGGTTTCGGTGTTATATGGATGGCTACTGGCTACCAACCGCAGCGCATATCAACACACGCCGTTGAGAGTGCTCTTCAGAGTTATCTTGATCTTTCGGATGCCTGGGCTTTCACTTATCAAGAGAATGGACATTATTTTTATGTGCTGAACTTTGAATCCGCAAACACAACGTGGGTTTACGATATTAACCTTAATCAGTGGCACGAAAGAGCTTACTTCGACATGCAAGTTGGGCAATATACCCGCCACAGAGGAAACGTCCATGTGTTTGCATTCGGAAAGCATCTTGTTGGTGATTACGATAATGGCAAGATTTATGAGCAAAGTCTTCAGTTCTTTGATGACGATGGGAATCCAACACGCAGAGAGCGCACTTGCCCTCACCTTTCCGATAGCGATGAAGACTGGATATTTTACGATCGAATGACGCTTATCATGAAAACAGGTGTCGGTCTAAATGATGGTGCGGACGAAGACGTTACTCCAAATGTAATGCTTTCTTGGTCAGATGATGGCGGGAGCGAGTTCGGTAATGAGCATTGGCGAGAAGCTGGTAAGATTGGTCGCCGTAAATGGCGCGTATTTTGGAATAGGCTTGGACGTTCTCGTGATCGTGTATTCAAGGTCGTTACGTCCGCTCGATGTAAAGTATTCCTAATGGCTGGAAGTGTTCAGGCTAAAAAGGGGAGTTCATAGAAAATGTCTATCTCACAGCGCGTTGTTCCTCCTCCTCCTATCCAACAGCCAGTTATTGGCTCTAACGGCTTCCTGTCCCCTGTATGGGCAAATTGGTTCAATCTGTTTTATCGCAGGGCTGGTGACAGCGAGGTAACGCCAGTTGGTGACCTTGAGGTACAGCAAGCATATGACTTTGATACGCTTCCATCCTCGGTCAATCGTGACCTTGAGGTATTAGCGCAGGCTTCGGAGCTTCAAACTCCACCATCAATCGGGCAGGTCCGGCGAGACGTGGAAACTTTTAACGCTCTATTGGAAAGTCAGGACGGAAATCGGGCAACAAAAGACCCAAATCAGGAAATTATTCAGGCTTTATCATACGAAAAGGCAGGACAGAACGGACAAGATCGTACGGATATACTTTTGTCCGCAGAAACACACAACACACGCCGTTTTGCCGATGAGAAGTATATCGCTGGCACAGTAAACGGAATTATAAATGGCGGATGCATATCCTCACAACGCGCAAGCAAATCACTGACAACCAGCTATGCATATGGCGCGGTTGATCTCCTTGCTGTAAAGGCTGGTGGCACAGTAAGCGCGGGGACTGTTGAGCAGGTATCGGCTTCATTCTCTCTTGCAGATATTACAGGGTATGCCTGCCGCGTCAATGGCGCAACTTTGACCGGATCAGGGGCTATACATTTTAGACATAGAATTGAAAGCCTGATTGCCACGAGATTTATCGATAAGCCTGCAAACTTCTCATGCCGCGTTTATCATGACCAAGGTTCTTCTATAGACGCAATCATTACCATATCGGAAGCGGACAGCTCGAACGACTTCACAACAGTAACCCAGATTGACCAGATCACGATATCAGTTCCCAATAATACTAATTTCTCTCTTGAGTTCCCAATTCCAGATATGACCGACTGCAAGAACGGTATTGAAATAGAGGTGGAGCTGGATTGTGGAGCTGTGACAACGAAGAATTTTTATCTTGGACAGCTTCAGTTATCTATTGGTCAGCAATCACGGTTCTTCGAGAATAGACCTCTTCAGCTGGAAGAAACTCTAATCCACAGATATTTACGCCCTATAGTGGGATTTGTAGGAGTTGCGAACACGAGCAGTAATATGCAAGTGCCTGTTTCCCATCCTGGTATGAGATCAGCCCCAAGCTACGAAGCTACAGGAGCAATCGATATGACAGATGGATATACAGCAGATCACTCCCAATCATCTGCAAGCATCAGTACAACGCACGAGAATACAGCAGATAATGGGCGCATAAGCGTTGACCTGTTTTCTGGTCTTACCTCTGGTCGTTTTTATATCCATAGAGGGACTTCAGACAAGATACTCGCTAGCGCAGAACTTTGAGCAGATTGACGTACGTTTATTAATAGGTTAATATGTTGTTTAAAGGCTCAATCAAATCAATGTCGCCTAGCGTACGTTCCGAGCCAGAACGGTAACGCGGCCCGATCAAAAACCGAGAGGCCGCTATGACAGTCACCCCCAAGAAACTATTTACGCCTGCACAACTGACAAGTGCTCTTGCAACGTATTACACCGTTCCTGCCAGCACACGAACCGTTTTGAAGAAGGTTACTTTGACCAATGACGGCTCTGCTCCTGAAACCATCACCGTACATCTTGTGGAAACAGGAGGAACGGCGGGTGTTACCAATATTGCATTGAAAGCAAAAGCTATCGGACCAGGAGAGACATACGAAGCGTATGAGATTGAAGGGCATATAATGAACGCTGGAGACTTTATTCGCGCTCTAGCATCTACGGCATCGAAGGTAAACCTCCATATTTCGGGGGTTGAAATTGTCTAATGTTACAATTCAAGTTGATGAATTTGAGAACTTTGACGATGCCGCTTATCTGTTCGAAACTCATTGGATGGAAACGGAACTCGATCAAGAAGCAATGCCTGTCTGTGTTTGGAAAGAAGCATACGAAGAAATGTGGAGTAACGGAGTTCTTCATATCGTTTCTGTCCGCGTTGATGGCTCTATCGTTGGGTATCATGTATCTAGCGTTCAGCCACATATACACCATAGCGAGACGATCATGGGATTTACTCTCGCGTTCTACCTTCACCCGAAATATAGATTTTCAGGCACAGGGATTAAATTACTCAAGTTCGTTGAAAAGAGCCTTGCAGAGCGCGGGGTTAAGAAATTTTACCTTACAACCAAGAAAGAGCCTGATCTTAGCCGGTTATTCGAAATGCTCGGATACAGGGCCGATGAAGTCACTTTTTCTAAAATCATAGGAGATTAAAAATGGTCGGAGCAGTCATTGGCGCAGCCGTCAGTATCGGAACATCTGTATTAGGAGCGCGTTCTGCTTCGAAGGCAGCAAAGAAATCAGCATCTATTCAGGCGGCAGCGTCCGATAGAGCTATTCAGGCGCAACAGGCACAATCAGTACAAGCACGAGAGGATCAAAAGCCATATCTTGATGCTGGTAGGTTGGCGCAGTTCCACATTGATTATCTCCAAGGACGAGATACGGATGGTTATACACGGCAGGAGATTGAAGGTCTGGTTAACCCATCGGAGAGCTTCGGGTATCTTAATCAAACATTCGACAATTCAGGATCAAATTATCAGGATGATCCTGCATATGATCGCCGCCTTGCAGAAGGACAAAAAGCTATTGAGCGTTCCGCTGCGTCTCGTGGTGGTCTTTTATCTGGTGCAACGCAGAAACGTTTGAATGAATTTGCTCAAGAAATGGCATCGGATGAGTATGCAAGAGCATATAACCGATATACGACAGAACAAACCAACCTCTACAACTCTCTAGCTTCGCAAGCAGGTCTAGGGCAGCAAACAGCCAGTCTTCTTACAACGAACGACAGAGACGTTGTAAACCAAGTCGGAGAGTACGGTACTCAAGGGGCAAATGCTACAGCCGCAGGCGTGGTCGGCTCTGCTAATGCTTGGCAGTCTGGTTTGTCTAGCGCAGGCTCGTCATTAGGAAACTTCTTTAAATCAAAAAAAGTCAAAAATTGGCTTAAATAGGAGAAAACATCATGACTTTAGACCCAAGAATTCCACTCGGAGTAATGACACCTGGCGATGCCAGATCACAAACACTCAACAACGAGTTAAAATCACAGCATGTTCAAGATAACGAGCGTCAAATGCAGCAAGCACAAGATGCCGAAGGAAAACCTGATTATGACGAGATTGAAAAAAAAATAGAGATAGGCATGAAATTGCTATCATCCGTCCGAGATCAAGCGTCATACGATAGAGCACGTTCACTTGCAGACCAATATGGTATCGAGGAGCTTGATATGCTTCCTGCTGAATATGATCCGCAAATAGTCCAGCAACTCGGACAAGCCGCAATGACATATCAAGAGCAAATGTCTATTGAACGCCAGCAACGGAATGACGAGTTTTCTCGTGAGAAGTTCGAATACGGTAAAACTCAAGACAATCAAGACGAACAGTTCCGCCGTGACAAGTTAGTGATTGACCAGCAAAACGCAGATCATCGCCGTGACCTTTCAGGAGCTGAGCTTGAATTGCGACAGCGTCAGCAAGAGTTCCAAAATGAAAAGTTCAGATTTGAGAAGGAAAAATATGCGAACGATCTTCAGGAGCGGGAGAAACGCGCAAGTGATCCAACTTATGGTCTTAAGCCTATGCCCACATCTGCCTTGAAGCTCCAAAAAGAAGAAGTTGAAGCGATAGGTCTTTCTGGTCAAATTAACGCCGATCTTGGCGCACTGGTTGGACAAATAGATCAAGGTGATTTAGAGCTTGGCCCAGTCAAAAACTATCTAATGGCAGGACAAAACGCAGTAGGAATGTCAAGCGAAGTCAGCCGTAACTATGCTTCGTTCAAATCAACTCTTGAAAAGCTCCGTAATGATAGCCTTCGCTTGAATAAAGGTGTTCAGACAGAGGGTGATGCACAACGGGCTTGGAAAGAGATCGTTGCAAATATGAATGATGTTGAGCTTGTAAAAGAGCGTCTTCAGGAGGTTCAGGCTATCAATCAAAGAGCTGCTGATCTTCGTAAGGTGAATTTGGATATTGTTAGACAAAACTACGGATATCCAGCTCTTGAAAGCGATGAGATATTCAACCAGCCTGCGGCTATTGGTGGTCAACAACAATCACCTCAAGGCGAAGACCCTATAACAGCAGAACTTCGGAAAAGAGGGGCAATCTAAATGGATGATCTATCAAAAATTACTACGCAGGATTTGATGGCCTTCCGCGAGGGAAGGCTTTCTGACATTTCTACTGAAGGCCTGATGTCTATGCGTCAGATGAACACCTTTTATTCAAACCAGTCTCAAAATGCGGGACAGGAAAAAAAATCAGGTGATAACAGGCCGTCTGTGGGTAAAACCATTCTTGACCAAGGGTTGCAGGGTGCTACCTTTGGGTTCGCCGATGAAATCACGGATCGTATTGGAGCAGGTATTGCTTCTGTTGTTACTGGTGAGAAATACAGTGACCTCTTGCCTGAAGCGAGAGCAACTACGAAACAAGATCTTAAGCGTCAAATGGAAGAACGTCCAGTATTGAGCTTGACGGCAAATCTAGCAGGAGGAGTAGTTACAGGTGGAGCAGGCGCAGCAACAAAAACAGGAGGAGCCGCTGTTGGCAATTTACTTCGGTCTGGCAAGACCGCAACGCGTATTGCTAAAGGTGCTGGTGCTGGTGCCGTCTATGGCGGGGCTTATGGAGCTGGTACAGCCGATGAAGGGGAACGTCTCGAAGGCGCAATCGAAGGGGCTAAGATGGGTGCTGTTGTGGGTGGTGCTATTCCAGGTGTCGGCGCGGGTGTTTCTAAATTAAAGAATACAATCGCTCCCAAGGTAGATGATGTTATTCGCCAGACCGCAGAACTTGCGCAAAAGCATAATATTCCTCTTGGCTTAGATCAAATCACAGGCAGTAAATCAAGAGAATTTATAACGTCCACATCTGGGCGTGTTCCTTTATCTGGCGGTAAAGCTTTTGCTGAAGCTCAACAAAAAGCATTCAACAACGCTATCCTGAAGACAATAGGTCAAGAAGGTGATCGTATTACGGATGATCTTGCAGAGAAGGCTTACAATGATATTGGAAAGAAATTTGATGATGTCCTTGGTGGCAGAACTCTTCAAATAAACGAAAATCACATCCAGAAAATAATGGCAATCATAGACGATGCTGAAGGTGCTATTTCTGGTGATAAGGTAAAAGCCCTCAAAAAGACAATAGGTTCTTTCATTGAAGACCTCGGAGAAGACGGAACAATCTCTGGTGAAAAGATCGGTGACATTCGATCAGTTCTTACAAAGAAAATCAAACGTGCCGACCCTGGTGTTAAGGAATATCTGGGCGACCTCATGGACTTGGTAATAGATATTTCGACAGATGGAAACCCTGAAGCTCGCGCATTGCTCCGCGAAGCTCGTTACCAATACAAGAACCTTAAGACCATCGAGCCGCTGATTGCTAAAGGCGCGTCCGAGGGCAACATTCGTCCGGCCTTGCTGAAAAATCGTGTAATTACGAACTGGGGTGCCAAGAATGTGGCAACCGGAAAGGCCGGTGACCTTGGCGACCTCGCTCGTGTTGGTGATCTGATTAAAGGTAAAATCGGAGATAGCGGCACAGCAGAGCGTCTAGCTGCGTATTATGCCCTAACCGCCGCCCCTGGTGCTGCAATAGGCGCATACAAGACAGAGGGTGACTTTGGTGCGAAGCTGGGAGGAGCTGCCCTTGGTGCGGCTGCTACGGTTGGAGCTGCGAAAGGTTATCAAGCCTATAATAGAAGCCCTGCGCTTGTTAAAAGAGCACTTCGCCCTGACAGTGTCGGTAAATTGCCTCCTACGGCTGGATCGTCTGGTGGATACTTGAGTAAAGGTTTGAAAAAAAAGGCTACTCAAGGAACCTCTAAGTCTTCCAAACCAGAAAGGATTTTTACAAATACCAAAGAAGCCTTTGAAACAGGAAAGCCAAGCTCGAAGGGTTTTGACAGCTCTTTCTTTTATGATGATACAGGTAGGTTCAATCCCATTGAAGGCTACGGAAAACTTAAATATGAATATGAAATACCTCCTGAAATCAGTAAAAACATCCTTGATTTGAGTGTTCCTAAAAATAAGAACAGGCTATTTGCTGAAATATTTGAAGACCTCGGAGAGAAAGAGTATGCGGATCAGGCAAGGAAAGGAACTCTTGACCCAGATATTGCTTCAGAACTCTTTGGAGAGGAAAACTTTGATAAGATCGTCAAAAAACTAGGGTTTATGGGTGTAAGAAACGATGTTCAGGATGGTCAACTCCGATTGTTACCTGAAGCCATAGAGAAACTTAAGCTCATTAAGGATGGTAAATAATGAACCCTTTCCTTGCAGGCAAGTTCAGAGCTTTTGATGAAGAAGGTGCACCACTTTCAGGCGGGAAGCTCTATACCTACAAGGCAGGATCAGACGATGCAAAAGAGACGTTTACAGACTTCACAGGCGCGTCCGCAAACTCAAATCCTGTAATCCTCGATAGCGATGGTGAAGCTAATGTATGGCTTCGTGGAGCGTATAAGATGGTTCTCAAAGACTCAAACGATGTTCAGCAGTGGTCAGTTGATAATATTGAGCAAAGATATAACGCGATCGAGAATGCAAGTGTTGTGGATTATGGCGCGATCGGAGACGGAACAACGGATGATACACAGGCTTTCATTGACGCTTTGGCAGCAAATAACGGCTCTGTATTTGTTCCTGCAGGGAGTTATTACCTAACCGCACAAATCACATTGCAGAATTTTCAAATGCTTTATGGCGCAGGTGACACTTCCATATTGCAGTTCCGCGTTGATCCATTCAGCAAAGATACGTTGGCATCTTCATATCACACAAATTACAACGGCGTTGTCTTTGAAGGCTCTTACGCAACTCTCAAGGATTTATCTATTGTAGGGGGGAATAAGGCTATTGTGATGCGCGGGAACACAAGAGAGTGCGTTTCTAACTTGGTCGATAACGTTCGCGTCTGGGACGCTGTAATAGGCATATGTTTGGACGGCGGGGACAATACAAACTATCCGGTTTACTGGAATTCTGTCAGAAACCTTCTTATTGAGCGTCCTCGTGATATGGGCGTGTATCTCAAGCGTGACGTTGGCGGCGATACTCCAAACGCTAATTACTTCCGAAATACCCGCGTTTACAGCCATGGCCAGGCTATGAGCAACGATAAAATAGGTTTCAATATTGATGCTGGCCGATACGGCAACTCTTTTGTGGACTGTGAAGCCAATCTGCACTCTGGCGCAACTGCCTGTATGCGCTATGGAGATGTCACAGGTCAAAATTACGTAATGAACTTCACGGCTGAATGTTTGGGCGGTGCTTCAGGTATTTGGATGGATACAGGATCAGGGGATGGTTTTGACGGCCCGATGTCCTTCTTGAATTATTTCCATGCGACAGCCGGTGCTTCCATTCTCGATACAGACGGAGAAAAGCGTTACATTGCAATGAATGCAGGATTTCCCGACAGGTTTCATCTCCCCCAGACCCGCGCCACAGACATTATTATCGAACAGCTCAATATGGAGAGCCGTTTCTATGATGTCAATCCCGCTGCAGACACAGCCCCGACCAGTACCGAACCTGTGCAGCTCCTTTCCTCTTTTAATGGCGCATTCAACTTTGACCTTCCTTCTCCTGCGGATGCTACTGGTCGACTATACTTTGTCAAAAAGACGGACATATCCGAAAACGTGATAACTATCCGCCGAGCAGACAATGCAAGCAGTGGCCCAGATGGGCGTAACTTCCAATTGCTAAAAAAAGGTGATTACATCATCGTTTATTCAAACGGCGCAGATTGGAGCATATTTGCGACAAATCTTCCAAAGCGGGAGAGTAAATTTTATGACACATCAGTAACTGGTGCGACTTTGACGGATATTGATCCTGATATATTCTTTCACCTCATATCCCCTCTTTCAAACACAACGGTCGCCCTTCGTGCTGCTTCAGATGCTCGGTGTGTTGGTAAAACAACCATCATAAAACGCAATAGCGCAGGCGGGACAACTCTAAAAGTATTGAGCATCGAGGGCGGGTATGATGTCGCTCTTGACGATCAAAACGATTACGTGATGCTTTATTCAAACGGCGCGGACTGGTTTATCGTCTCCGAAAGGAGAACATTCTAATGCGTTATATTTTTAAAAAAGGAACATAAAATGGCAGCTTTAAACTTTTCAGGCGGTAAATTCAGAGCTTTTGATGCGGAGGGTGCTCCTCTCGTTGGTGGCAAAGTTTATTTGTATTATGCAGGCACTTCTTCTCCAAAATCCAGTTATACGGATGCACTAAATTACGTTTCAAATGCAAATCCTGTTGTTTTGGATGCAAACGGCGAAGCAGATATATTCCTTGAGGGATCATATAAAATCGTCCTGAAGGATAGCGCAGACGTTACCCAATGGACGCTTGATAATATTCGCATGACAGATGCTCGAGATATAAACACGCAAACGGATGATTACACTCTGGTTATTGCAGACGCTTATAAATTCGTTGAAATAAACAAGGCTACTGCTGTCAATTTGACAGTTCCGAACAATGACACCGTTGCTTATCCAATAGGCTCAGAGATCATAATAACCCAGATAGGCGCAGGGCAGGTCACGCTCGTAGCAGCTTCAGGAGTAACGATCAATCCATCGGGGACATTGAAAATATCAGGGCAATACGGACAAGCCCGACTATATAAGCGCGGAACTAACGAGTGGGTTCTTTCTGGCAACATAACAGCTTAAAGGGGAGCACATGACGCACGAAATTGACAAAATATCTGAAGCACTGGGAAGCCAAAAAGCCCAGATTTATAATTTAAAAGAAACTATGGTAACCAGCCACTCTTCCATGGAAAAGAAACTCGACAAAGTTCTGACACGCATGGATATAATGCATACATCTGTAGAAAAAGCGCACCACCGTCTTGACCATGTAGAGCCTGCAGTAACTGATTATCAACTGACCAAGAAAAAAGCCATATTGAGCATTATTGGTTTAAGTGCTTTAGGCGGGACTGGCGCAACTGGCATTGTTAAGGCAGTGCAGTTATTTTTCACTAGCGGAGGTGGTCATTAATGGGGTTTTTATTTGGGAGAACAAGCAAAAAAAGACTTATAGGAGTTCATCCAGACTTAGAGAGATGCGCGATACTTGCTCTTAAATATGGCGTTATTGATTTCTCAATCGCGCAAGGAGTGCGCACTCTCGAAGAGCAAAAAGCATTATATTCTCAAGGGCGCGATAAACCAGGGCAGATAGTAACTTGGACATTAAATAGTAGACATTTAATTGATGCTGACACTGGCTTCGGGCATGCTATCGATATAGTTCCTTTTATAAATGGTCGCGTCGACTGGGAAAATCGACAAAACTTTGTTATGATTGCAACTCTAATGTTTAAGGCTGCCATGGAAGTTGGTGTTAAAATTAAATGGGGTGGTCATTGGAAAAGACAAGACATGCCACATTTTGAACTTTTGAAAGGATAATAATATGACTGAAATGATATTTGATAATAATGGAACTCCCATACCAGCCTTGACAATGAGAGAAGGCGGTGCTCACTCCGTTGCTTTTTCTGCTACGGCCGCAAACAACTCTACAGCATTCAAAACTGATACGGTTATCGTGTCTATTTTTGCTACGACAGCCTGCTTCATTAAGCTGTCTGATACATCAGGAGATGCTGCAACAACAAGCGATCACTATTTCCCTGCTGGCATTTATTACGATATTTCTCTTGGCGGGCGACCATCTGAAGGATATGGGCAAAAAAAGCCTAACAAAAAATATATATCAGCCATTCAAGAGGGGGCAAGTGGAACTCTGTATATAAGCGAAAAGGAATAATTTATGTTACTTCGTTTGGGACAGCTAGGTTTTGGTGGATTAAGTGCAAGCTCTGTTTTTGCGCCTACCAGCATAGCCAATCTCGCAGTGTGGCTTGATGCTGCGGATGGGTCTACCATCACAGATATTGCGGGAGCCGTTTCGCAGTGGGATGACAAAAGCGGAAATTTTAATCACGCAACTCAAACCACCGGCGCGTCTCAGCCATTGACAGGATCTGGCGCGCTAAACGGAAAAAACGTCTTATCCTTTGATAGCGACTTTTTACAATTAACATCAAATCAGGAATACAGGACTTTAATATTTGTCGCGGATAAAATAAATGGAGTCGGGGTTCTTGGCGCATTGATCGGGAGTCTCTTACCAAATGTTGGTCACTACGTTTTTGTTGCTGTAAATTCTCCAGATGCTTACTATGATATATCAGTTGACGGAAGCGGGGGGCATGCTGGCGAGGCTTCAGTAAATGGCGGGGCCTTTGTGTCTGGCACAAACATAGATCTTGGGCGAACGAACGCGCAAAATGAAGGCAAGAATATTTGGGTGGTGCGTATGGATGCGGTTAATTATATCGATTATATAGGAGCTTTCGGAAGTGGAGGCTTAAATCCATTAATCGGCAATGTTGCTGAAGTTATAGCATATAATCGACTATTGAGCGACGTTGAGGTTAATCAAATAGGCTCGTATGTTGGGTCAAAATGGGGGATTTCATGGGCAAACATTTAGCACACAAAAGGAAACTAAATAATGAGTTACCTAGAATTTAGCACACAAACAGAAGCCCAAAGCTGCTTAGACGCTATTAACATGATGGCTAGGCAGTACTGGGTTAATGAAGGTTTTACCGTAGCTGATGGTGGCGTTGTAGGCAAGAAGTCTGGTGATGATAATTATGAGGCTGTGCTAACCACAACATGGGATACGGTGCGCGAGATCGAGGGTAAGTTTTACATTGCCTCTTTGTCAGGAACACCATTTGAAGCAGGCATGGGTCAATTAACTGCCTTTAGTTTTATTGAAGTGAAAGCACCCCCCATAACGCAAGGAGGTGAAGTATGACCAAAAGATATTGCACAATGCCTGCCATTCCTTGGTTTAGAGATTGGTTTGAAAGTAAATTTTGGTTTGAATGTCAAGTTCACGATGCTAAATATGCTAATGTTAAGTGTAAATTATGCGCAGATTATAACTTCTCCGCAGCCATAGCAGGTAGGGGTTACCCCTTACTAGCACTAATCGCATTCCTAGCCGTAAACCTGCCTTGGGTTTGGTGGAGCTGGTATAGAGCAAAGAAGAAGAAAAGACATGTTAAAAAAAACTAATTTAGTTCCGCAACCCAAGATAAACGACCCTTTATTTAATCGCAGGGTTTTTGCTTATTATGGCCTTGCCTTTAGTGTTCTATGGTTTTTGATGGTTTTTTGGACAGACGTATTCGTTGATTTTGAAGTTGGCAAGGTCATGGCTTATCTTGGAGTGCCTGCCGCTATTGCAGGGCTTGGTTTCTGGGAGTATTTGAAAGCAGCTAAAAAAGGCGATGATCGAGGAAGCAAAGAAGATGCTTGATGAGGAAAGAGTGCACGAGGATTGGATACGCTTCAATTGCGCTGTAGAAGCCCGAAAGATTATGAAAGGGGCTATAACGGAGGATGTTATCGAGGAAGCAAAGAAGATTGAGCGTTACGTCTCAAATCGGCAATCTGGCCAAATCGTTCAAATGGTCAATAAAGGGAAATGAAAGCGAAAATGATCGTCATTCTTTTGAAGTATTGGAAATTCGCCGCAGGAGCCGCAGGTATGGCTTTAATAGGCTTTGCCCTTCACAATGTCCACGTTAGCCTTATTAGGGCATCGCACGATCGGGATATAGCCAAGGCGCAGCAAGAAATCGTAAAACAGTGCGAAGAAGACAAACAATTAACGCAGGAGGTTTCCAGTGACTTTCAAACCCAAATCTCTAACCTTAACCGCCGTATTGCTCACCTTAAGCGGGTGCGCCCATCCGTGTGTGTACCAGTTACCGACACCACCAGCAGACGTGATGCAGAACCCAGAGACGGACATGCTCAAAGAAATGGAATTGATACTGGAGCCTTATTTGATTACGCAGGTCTAGCGGAGAAGCATCGCCTTCAGCTCATATCTTGCCAATCATTCATAAATAAAACTTGGGCTTCCAAAAACAAGCCAGACAAATAAAAAAAGCCCCGCTCGTTAAAGCAGGGCTTAGTTTGTGTGTGGGGGAATGTCTAACATAGATCACATAAGTTTATTATTCGTTAAAATGTACGAACCTCTGAAGCTTTTGTTTTTCCTCTGTGCTCCTCAAGAGCAAAAATGACGCTCTGATTATCTTCGAGACTGTTTAGGCCAGAGCTATTCAAACCATCGTTATCTCTGGCGGGCGAGTGGTATTGTCTTTTGTGATGTGACCTTTTTGCACCAGAAAGTTGATGTAACGGCGAACATTCGTAATGCCTGTGTCAAATCTATCTGCGATCTCCTCCCAAGATGGAGAATATCCGTTTTCAGAGATGTAATCCTTTATGTAAGAAAGAACCTCTTTTTGTTTGTCTGTAAGGGGCTGTTTTTTCATTGTATCTGTATCCTTTCAGTTATGTGATACATTATCGTTACGTTCAAAGCAATCTTAAACTAATTCTTTTCTGCGCCAAGGAACGTTTGTGTAGTTATCTGGGAAGCCCTGAAGTCGCTCGCACTCGATAGGTGTCAACCTTCGTATTCCTAATTTGCCTATTTGATCCATATCAACTCCACGCGAACCGTATGATGTGGTTAATGTTCCAGCTACAGCATGTTTGTCTGTGGTGTTCAATGTGTAAGATATTTCTTCTTGATAACCTGAACCTTGAGGGCCGTTATGGTCTTCTCTTCCAATCATATTTCCTTGGATGCCATAAACAATCGCGTTCTCTTTTATGTTTTTTCACTTTTCTTCAAGCTCCCTTAAAAATATCTCCATCAATTTTACGACAGGCCCTCCTGGCCTTTTCTCTCCTAGCTCATAAGAGCGAACTACCCTAGAGCCAGATAGCCCTAGCTTTTTGGCTAGCATTTCTTGTGTTAAGCCAAGTTTTTTTCTCGCCGTCCTCATTTCATCTTTTTTCACTTTTTTCTCCTTTTACTAATTAATCTTATATTTTTTCATATCATAGCCTGAAATCAACGGAAGGTCGCGGAGCCGAACTTTTTTAGCAGTGGGCATGGCCGGCAGCTCTGTCAATAACGGCAGGTCACGGAGCAAAACATCTTCAGCATTGGGCATGGCTGGGAGCCCTTTCAATAACGGCAGGGCATAGAGCAAAACATCTTCAGCATTGGGAATCTCCGGCAGCGCGGTCAATAGCGGCATGTCATGGAGCCAAACCTTTTTAGCATTGGGAATCTCCGGCAGCGCGGTCAATAGCGGCATGTCATGGAGCCAAACTTCTTCAGCCTCGGGCATGGCCGGTAGCTCGGTCAATAACGGCAGGTCATGGAGCAAAACATCTTCAGCCTCGGGCATGGCCGGCAGCCCTTTCAATAACGGCAGGGCATAGAGCAAAACATCTTCAGCATTGGGCATGGCTGGGAGCCCTTTCAATAACGGCAGGGCATGGAGCCGAACCTTTTTAGCATTGGGAATCTCCGGCAGCTCTGTCAATAACGGCAGGTCATGGAGCCAAACTTCTTCAGCCTCGGGCATGGCCGGCAGCCCTTTCAATAACGGCAGGTCGCGGAGCCGAACCTCTTTAGCCGTTTCAAAGACAGCCTCTTTTGGTAGTTCGCTATACTCGACTCCATCAATTTTAATAATCATTTTAATTCTCCTTGGTTTTTTGGTCTACTTTTAGCTTGAAAGTCTGGCAGCAGGAGGCTAGGCCTTTAATAATTCGATTATTTTTTTTGCCGAACCGCAGAAAAATTCAGGGTTATAGTATCCATCTTCAAGCGCGTTATTCGCATGGCGATTCGCATTTCTCCAAAAGTTCCTTTCTTTTGTTTTCGGGGCTGGAAATTTTTTAAAGAAGTCTTTGCGGCTTTCTTTACAAAAAGCTTTAAATTCGATCGGGTTCATTTTGGCTCTCCTTGGTTTTTGTTATCTAGTGACTCAATAATGGGCCCTTTGATCCTTAATGTCAAATGTTTTTTCAGCTTTTTTCTCCTTAAAGTTACCCAGCCATCAACGTAGTTTTAAAGTCACCGTCACTATCTATCAGCTCTTGAATAGCATCATGGAACTCTGGCATAGATTTTTGTGGGATTTCGTCTATAGCACCGACTTCAAGGAGTTCTTTGAGTTTCCTTAACATCATATTGTCAAACATAATAAGTCCCTCCGATAATACAGATATGTAATCATCATCGCGCGGTGTGCGTATTAATGATGGGGGCATATCTGGATGGTATGAAAACCAGTCTACAAACTTAGCTTCACCAACAAGCATCTGCCCTTGAACTTGTGGAACATAAGTCTTATCAATTTCTTTTTTAAGTAAATTCTCAACATGCGTCCACGGCGCGGGGCATTTAATTTCAAGAAAGCCTATACAATCCCCTTTATCATCAAGGATGCGTCTGTCAGGCGAAGATCCCCATCTCATTTTATCGTCCGTCATAAAGCCGCCTCGATCAAGCGTGTGTCCTGTTTCGAACTGATAGAGGTCTGCTGCTTCCTGCTCCATGAGTGCGCCACGCTCCATCCAAAACGAAGGAGGGAACTTATCAAGGCTCTCTCCCATAATAATCTCCGCAAGAAGCATGTGGGCATAGGTTTCTGCTCCTGCTAGAAGTTTAGGCTTTGGCAAGTCTTCCGAAGGACAATCAGGGTGATATTTTTTAACATACTTCTTGACTGTATCTTTCGAGACATCCAGCTCTTTTGCTAATTGCTCGATAGTTTTTGTGCCTTCGTGTATTTCAACTGCGCCCTCAAATTTAGCGTATTCTTTTACTCCTGTTTCTGGGTTTATAATCTTACCAAAGCAAGATGAAGTTGGCATACCGCGCCGACATTCAAACCACTCTTCGCTGTTATGTATGGCTGGGAAAAATAGCATTATAAATCCTCCTTTGGTAATTGGCTCTGATAAAACTCATAAGCCCTTTCAAGTTCGGCGCGGAGATAATCTTGCCACCAGCCGACATTTCCACCGCCGCTATCACTAAATATTCCAGCGTCATATGGTTCTAATTCTATATTTTCATACTCTTTGATCTTATTTTTAAGAATTTCTATGTGCTCCATAGCTCTGTTTTCTGGCAACATCTGCTCTCCTGCGATCATAATCCCCTCGCTTTCTTTATGGCGTTTTGTACCTTTTCTTCTTCTTCAACACTAGGTGTCTGCCCATATCCCCAATGTTGTGCTATTTCTAAAGCTTCAAGCATTTCAGGGGCAGCGGCTATTAGATTAGTGTTTTCTTTTTCTTCTATATGGCGCGTGATATTGCAAATATTTTCACCAAATTTGTTAAAAACTTTTTCAAAAACTACAGTCCATGGCGGAGAACATGGTGCTTTTCCAATTCTTCCCATTATTCTGCTCCCTCTTCCGCTGGTTTAGCTTCTTCTGCAGATTTTTGAAGTTTACGCTTAAGCGTTGCGACCGCGTTCTGATAGTTCTTAGCGTCCATTTCGTCTACGTTTGGTGCGCCAACCCAATTAAGAAACTGTTTCACGTCCGCGCCAGTCTCTTGGAGGAGCTTTTTTATCTCCAAAGCTTGGTCTTGGCTCAAAGGAATAAACCCAGCCGTTTGCCCATCATCATCTTCGCCTTCAAATACGAGGTTCAGGAGCATTCCTACGAGGTAACGCTTACCGTATGATATGGTTGAACCGACAGCTTGAACGCTGCTACGCCCTGATCCTTTGTCAATATCTAATGGTATCTCATCCGTTATTGAATGACCGTCTTTATGGGATAGTGTGCCAGTTATTATAACCC